CAGTTGCACCACCAACACGGCAGCAGAGAATCAAAGCGGCAGCGCAGAAAGTAGTGTCGAAGATCGCCCCGGCGCAGCGTTACTCAGCAGTAGCGCAGACGACGATGTTAGTGGCGATGGGGATGATCGCGCCAAGGATTGAGACGACTAATGCGCTGGTTGACGTGGTGACCATGCCGACTAAATCGATGAGCGACGACCGCAGTCTGGCTAACCCAATGCAAAATTATACATTGTTTGGCAGCAGCAACGGGGCGCACGAAGCCCTCGTTCAACTCGACTGGAAACGCTGATGGCAGAGGTTGAATTTGCAGGCGTAAAATTTAAAGGCGGCAAGATGGTCGCCGTCGTTATGGCCCTATCTACGCTCGTCGGGGGTCTCTACGGCGCGTTTGAAATTTATAAAGACTACGAGTCGATGAAGGCAAAGATTGCCAGCTACTCAGCCCCTGATCTCTCAGGCATCCGACAAGAATTGGCAGTGCAGAACGAAACCGTTGATGCTGTCAGAAAAGAGATGGCGTCTGTGCGTTTGCGGGTCGGCGAGATACAGCAACTTGCTCGTGATCTTCGGGATGACCAACGCAGCGATGCTGCAAAACTATACAAAAGCGTCGGGGCTGTGGACCGCCGGTCCCGCCAAGCAGACTCCGATACTCGCGCTGCAATGCGGCAAGCTGAAAGAACCCTGCGCTCCATTATTTCGAGTGCTAGCGAGCGGTTTGATGCAAAAATTTCCAGCGTAGACACGAAGCTCGATGCCCTCGAAGCAACTTTAAATAAGCGGCTTCAACGCGCCCTCGATAACCCTTTGTTGAAAGGAAAATAATCATGGCAGAAGACAACATACCCGACAAAAAAGCGTACCAAATCAACCGCCGCCTAATGTGCTGGGCCGCGCTCGCGCTTATGGCAGTGACCGTTTTCTGCGTCTTGTTCAACCCTTCGGCCTACACGCAGACCCCCATCGGCCCCATTTTTTACGGGTTGTCGGGGCTTGTGGCTGTGTATTTCGGGGCAACTTCATTCGCACAGGTGAAAAAATGATGATGCCGCCGTTGGCGTTCACGCCGGGTGAGCTTGGGATAATCATACTGGTCACTATCACAATCATTTTATTGGCGAGGCGCAAATAATGATGGGTTTATTCAGCGGTATCCTTGGGCCTATCGTCAACGGCGTCAAAGATTATGTGATGTCGGAACAGGAGATGAAGAAGGCGGAGAAGCAAAATAAAGCTCGTCTTCTGCTGGACACTAACAGCAACAATCACGATTGGGAGATGGCGAACCTGACTGATAAGGACAAATGGCTGCGCCGCATCAGCTTCGGTGTCTTTGTCTTCCCTCTAATTTGGGCCGCTTTTGATCCGATTGCTGTGCAAGCGTATTTCCAAGTAGCGCTAACAGTCATGCCGCAATGGTACATTCAAATCGTCTTGAGCATGGTCGGGGGTATCTGGGGAATTTCTGTTCTTAAAAACAGCGTACCGGCTCTCATCGGTGGAATTACGAAGGCGGTTCGCAAATGAACCTGGATGAATTACGCGAAGAAATTGCTGCCGACGAAGGCAAAATCCTACGGTCGTACTTATGCAGCGAATCTCACTTGACCGTCGGAATTGGACACCTGTGCTTAGAGGGTGAATTAGAATACGACCTGCCGCTTGGCACGGAGGTCAGCGAAAGCCGGGTTAACGCGTTGTTTGAGATGGACATTTATCAGACGATTGGCGATTGCCGCAGCATATATAAAAATTTCGATGAGAAGCCCGACGAGTTACAAAAAATACTGGCGAATATGTGTTTCCAGCTAGGCAAAACGCGGCTTGCAAAATTCGTCAAAACTAACGCGCTGATCGAGTCTGCCGACTACCAGGCTGCGTCGATTGAGATGCTAGACAGTCGCTGGGCAGAGCAGACCCCAGAACGGGCACATCGACTATCACAGCGCATGGCCGCGCTTGCCGGATAGCCGTCAACAACTGGGCCAGGTCTGCGAGGCAATTTTAACCGAGTATATGCTGCGCCTTGGCTATTTTGTTTATCGACCTTTGGCCCACCAGGGACCAGCCGATTTGATCTGCGTAAATGAGGCTGGCAATATTATTTTGCTCGACTCAAAGTCGGACAAAAAACGGATCAATCCGGGTCGTAAAAAAGCCACGCGAATTTATCGCCCACGGTCTGATGTCCAGAAACGGCTGGACGTGCATATGGCTTATGTCGACGCCAAAACGCGAGCAGTGCATATTACGCCGAGGCTGGGTCAGTGACTTGCACCTTTCCAACAAGGCTAAACGTTTTAATAGCTGAGTCCGTAAAACTTGAAGCACTGGCCTTGTTGTCGAACGAGTACACCTGAAATGAACAATCGTCATGTTCGATGTAAACTTCAAAATTTGCCTTCCGCTGCAACATTTCTATCGAAACCACAATAAACCTCTTTTTTTGCGAGGGATTATAATGGCCTAATTTTTTTTGGGGCGTAACAACTATCGTGTGCAAAAAGTGCATGCATTAAATGCATACACTTTGCGACACTATCTCCTTCAACCGTACAGCTGCACTAGGTTTTCGCGCTTTTCTTCTATACGAAAATTGAGCGCATCGTAAACAATCGCAGGATAAAAATCACGGCGCAGCAGATCAAATTCGTAGCACGCCTGGATCAGATTGCTCCTTCTTAGCTTTTTCCCGTCATCGTCGACGATTAAATTTCTGTGAATAATCGATTTTACCATTTGCCGCTCGTATGCCACCACAAACCCAATGGACGGAATTAAAATTTTTGTTCGATTATCAACGTCATATGATCGGGCAATCAAAATGCCCTCGTCGACTAAATTGTTTAGGATATTTTGGCCCATCCGAGCAGAAACGTCGAGATCGGCGACCAACTGTTGTTTTACGGTTGGCACGTAGGATGCAAAGTCGCGGTAAATGGTATGCATCACTTGCCGACCCGGCGATGGCTCCCAAAACGCACTCAGGCAATCAGCATTTTTTTGAGGTTGTTTCATCTGTTGCAAATTACTTTCAGCCGCAGCCGCGAAAGCTTTTCGGTACATTGCCGCTTCGGCAAAATAATAAGTCACCGGTCGATTCAAAGGATGCGGTGCGCCGGGTTTTACGATCCATTTTTTTTCGTCGCTAGTGTATTTCATGGTTTTGAGACTGATTTTTTTGTAGTGATTTTTCATTATTCGTTCCCCGCAACGTTTTTTGTTTTTATAGCGCTAGTGCCAAAAGCATCGTCTAAAACATTGATTATATTGTCGTCTCTGTCCCTATCACGATAATACCTAGCGTATTGTTTGTAAGTGAAGTTACTGTCTGAGTGGCCTAGCCAAGCAGCTACTTCCTTGTCGGCCAATGTTTTTGAAAATATTAAAACGCTAGCGTAAAAATTGCGCAAATCCTTCCACATGATGCGTTCGACCTCCGCAGCCTTGCACGCAGGTATGAGTCCTCGCTTATACCAATTTGAGTGATCAGCATGCTCCCCAGTTTTTGTAGGAAAAACGAGGTTTTTATGCCGCATAGAACGAGGTTGCTCTAACTTCCACTCCCGCAACATCTGCCGTAAGTTTTCGGTCATCTTGATTTCCCTCACCCCATGACTAGTTTTAGGGTTACCGATTAAATTACCGATCTCTGCTTTCTTTCTAGCTTTATTAATATCGATATATCCATCTTTCAAATCTATATCGTCCCAAGTCAGAGCAACTTGTTCGCCTGCCCTAACACCCGTATAAGCAGCAAAGGTAATTTCTCGACGATAAAAAGGAGAGGCCGCTAAAATGACGGCAGCCATTTCGGCTGGGTGAATCCGCCTGCCGATGGACGGTTTACTGTCGCGCAAAGACACCTTTATCAATTCAGCGGGGGATATCGACAGCCAACCGCGTGCCACGCACCATTTAAAAAATTGCTTGATCGTGACGAAATTACTTTTGATCGTCCGTAACGATAGTTCTTTGTTCCCGCGTTTATTTTCAGTTATAGACTTTTTAATCGGGCCTCTCAGATCGTCGTATGTCAAATCGAGAAGCTCATGGCTGCCAACCGGTTTACCTTTAAAAATTACGTCACACATGCGCTGACCGTGCATCTTCTTGTTGACGTATTCGGCCTGCCCGATTTCGCCGTCATCACGGCGTTCTTTTTGTAGATCGATAAAACGTTCATAAGCAACAGCGACGAAACGCGGATGGTCCAGGACGTGCGCTGGCCTTATTCTCTTGCTCTCACTAATCCGGCGCTCTCGTTCGTTGTGCGCTTCTACCGCTGATCCTTCGAAGGTAGCGATGCCGCGATCAATTGAGCGCAAATCTATGCGATATAGCTTTCCGCGTTTTACCTCTCGAATGCCCTGCATTTTGTTATCCTAAAAATTTCAATATGATATATTGTAGGCTACCTGATATAACAACTGTTATACCAAATGCAACCACTATTTCACACTGAAGGTCATAGAAATTTGATTTCGCGGTTATTTCAGCGAACAAAACGTTAATATAACGTTAATAAAAAAATACCCCTCTAAAAAGAGGGGCATCTATTGGTTGCGGGGGTAGGATTTGAACCTACGACCTTCAGGTTATGAGTGTGACGGCGACGCCTTAAAAAACAACAACTTACAATGATATCAGGGACTTACTGCCCATGTAGTAGTCGTTGTTTGTACCCCTAATCTACCTTTAGTGACAAAGAAAACGTTAATAAAACGTTAATAAGGCTATGACCTTTAGTGTGATTCTGAGATTTAAGATGTGCCATTAATCTTCTTTTTCAATTTGGCCTGTGCCATCGCAGTCGTCGCAGCGGTCGATATATAGCCAGTAGGATTGATGCGTGCCGAGGCTGTCATACGACCCGACGACCTTTTCTTTTTCCACTTGCCCTGTGCCATCGCAAATAGGGCAATCTTCTCTATCTGCAAAAAACACCGATTGTACTCTTTTGAATACTGACCGCGACCAACTTCAGTTGTGTCTCGCGGCTAATATTTTTTTTATTTACAAAAAAAGTTGGAAGCGGTTTTTTAAAACGTTTGAATATTTTCATTTTTTATTTGCCCCTTTTCTAGGGTACTGCACCCATAGTTCGTAGTGCCATTTTTCGACGCGATGTTGAGCGGCGATAACCTCACCCTTGCGGATCGCGGTATGTATTTTTGCAAGCGGATGAAAATCGCAGTCTTCGGTCGGGAGCCATTTGACATGCCGACCGTCTCCCTTTTTGACGGCCACCACCTTCCATCGACAAAGGTCTCTGATTGCGCGCGGCAAATGGCTCTTAGAATGTTTCTTTACGACTTTTTTCATTCTTTCGCCTCGCGGATAAGTTGATCGAGATACCACCGCGCTTTTTCAAGATCGACTGCGCCACCTTTTTCTTTGTACCTGACCAAATATTTAAGGACATTTCCCTCGGCAAAATTCATTTCCCAACTTTTAATGAACGGGAAAGGTTCGTCGCCGCCGCTGGTGTAGTGACGTGGCCTGGTTATTTCGTTTTGATCGACGCATTCGCACGTTATAATTTGCCCACGGAAACTATAAAAATGATTACCGTGACACTTATCGCACGTCATATCATTGGCTCGTTTCGTTGGTAGCCGGAAATTAGTTCGCCTCTAATCGCGCGAATTAGGGCGTAGGGGATGTTGTATCGGTTCCCGTCCATGATCACAGGGCAACCGTTTAACTCGCCGATCCGGTCCAAATGGCCGTTTCGCAGCCATCTATAGGCTTTTTTTAGATTACCAGGGGAAGCAGACCCCCAGAGTTCGAGCGCCATTTCTTTCGGCGTCAGGAAATTTTTTATACTCATAATGCACCTCCTCTGTACTTGAGGCATACACTATTAGTAAATTTTCAGATATCAGGTCAACAAAAAAGTTACACTGACCGTAACTTAAATGGACCTAATTGCCTTAATGTAGTGAATCGATATTATATCAGCGGCAGCAATATATATTATTTTTTCAGGGTTATGCTGCGACAATTTTAAACCTTCTTTATCCTGCGCTATATATCGTTTTGCTATCGCGCAAACTTCGTCATCGCTCATGTACTGCACGATACAATAGTCATTCGTGCGGATTGGGCGGTACGGATGCACAATTACTATTTCGCCCGGAAATAACCTTGGCTCCATCGATTGCCCGACAATCATCACGGCATAACAATCGTCGATACCGCTCAAGTAATGCGGTTTTTCTATATAGTCGACCGGCCCTCCCGACACCGTAACAGCGCCATCCCCGGCGGCAGCCCGGCCATACAGAGGCATAGTTTCGTTTACAGACGGAATAGCTAAATGTGACGGCTCTGCCGGAACGTCGTCTCCCGCCACATAATCGGCAGATACATTAAAGCGTGTAGCAATTAACTGCACTATTTCTCGCGGTGGACGGACCTCTTGGCGATCCCAACGACGCAAGCGCGCACCAGACACATCTAGCATCCGCGCTAACTGCGCAGCCGTAACATCGTTTTCAATACGAATTTCTCGTATCCGGTTATCCGACAAAACATCTCCCCCTGTTTACCCCTCCGTACCACCAGACTGTACTCAGCGTGTACTGGTAATACAAGTAACAGTTTGTTATGTTTAATGTACGGTATCGGCTCCCCCGCTGTTACCGTGTGTATAAACTGTAGAGGGGGCGCATCCAGCCCCCTCTTTTTTTGAAAAAAAAATATGTACCTAGAAAAATATCTCAAAAGCGAAAAACTCACATACGGCGAATTTGCTCGGAAAATAGGGGTGAGCAGAAACGCCGTTTATTTTTGGGCAACGAATAAGCGCCGCCCCAATGTGACTAACACTTTCAAAATTGAAGACGCGACCAATAAATTTGTAACGGCAAAAGATTTGGTTAAGCGAGATGAGTAATCGCAATAAACAGCGCGGATACGAACTGGAAGCTGCCTGCCGAGATTATTGGATTGAGAAGGGTTTCGAGGCTCGGCGCACGCTCGCCTCTGGCGCATACAAATTGCAGCTTGGAGATGAACATGCGGGGGATCTTCACATAGAAGACTTTGTAATCGAAGCAAAACGCAAAAAATCCGGTTTTAAGTTTTTGTACGACGCGCTCGCGCAAGACGACGGAATAAGCGACTGGCTCTGCGTTAGGCAAGACCGCTCCCCCCGCCTCTATGTACTGCGCGAAGAAGCACTCCTTAAACTCATGCAGATGGCTTACAAAAAATGAAACTCTCAGATTTCGTGAAACACGTCAGCCATAGCAGTATTGATCTAGCCCGGAACGACCTTGGTCTGTGGGTCGCGCGCTACGTCTATAAGCTCTACGACCCCGCAAACCCTGCGATGGCGCGGGGCAATGCCGTCGAACTTGGCCTGCAAATCATGCACCAGGGCGGCGAGTTCGATGATCCCCTTGAAGAAGCGTTGAAGGACTTCAACAAAAGGACCGCGTTGGGCTGCAACGGCGAAGCGCGGGAACGCGAGGCCGCAAACATTCCGTTGATGATGGAACAGTATCAAGATTGTTGGGAAGGCGACCTACCAAGGTTAGCAGATTACCAGAAAAGAATAGAAATTGAGCTACCGCACATCGACGTCCCCTGCATCGGTTTCACCGATTTTGAAACTGAAGACAGCGTTATTGACATCAAGACTACGGGTCGCATGCCATCGGCTATTTCAGCAGCGCACCGAAGGCAAGGTTCAATCTATCAGAAAGCCAGCGGCAATAGGAAAATCGAGTTTATCTATCTTACGCCCAAAAAGTCAGCGCGGTACACGCTGGAAGACAGCGAACCAGATTTCAACGAGGTCTGTCACACCGCTCTACGCCTGCAAAATTTTCTAGCAGCGTTCGATAGCAAAGAAGCGCTAACGGCAGCAGTCATTCCAAATTACGACACGTTCTATTGGAACAATCCAGCGACAAGAGAAAAAGCCAAAGAGATTTTTGGCTACTAAGCGCTTTACGGCACCGCGCTTAAAAAATGTGCCACCACAAATGAGGACAAAGAGGATGCCTTTAAATTTAGACACCGCCCCCGGTGAAGGTGGGCAATTTTACGACAAGCTCCGTTTTAACGCTCAAGGCGGCGTTTGGTACATGAAAACGATGGAAGAAGAAAAACGTTTTAACGACGGCTTCCAGGCAATTTTCGACATGGATAATCTGAAAACGGGCTGGTCCCGGTTTAACGGGTCTTTCCTAGATTTTGTACCCGATCCGTCGCTTGAAACCGCAGCCCCCAAACCCAGCGATGAAACCGACGAGGACAAATGGAAACGGTCATTTAAAGTTCTCGCCTACAGCGACAAAAGTTTTGGCGGTGTCGTCGAATTTACCCATCAAGCCAGAACAGTGACTACAGCGTTTAAAGAACTTTACGCGGATTATGAGGCCAAAAAGAAAAAGGGCAAACTTCCTGTCGTCGACGTCGATGGCAGCCCCACAAAGGTCGGTGACTATTACGCACCGAAATGGTCGGTAGCAAAAATGGTTAGTCGACCTGACGCTTTAAACAGTGAAGCGCCCCCTGCTCCACTGGATGCGTCAGGTGATGTAGACGACGAGTTTTAGTCATGTTGGAAGGGGTGAATCTAATACACCATTTAGATTCACCCCCTTCCTTTTTTCGGGAAATAAGAAATGCTGATTGAAATGCTTTTTCAGAAATGTGACTGGTGCGGTGACGAATACATCCCGCAACGTCGTCGGAAATTTAACGCCGCTCATGTTTTTTGCTGTCGAAAACACAAAGAGAATTACTTTAATTCATTTAAAGTCGTCGGCGGTTATATCGTAAAAAGGAAATCAAGAAAAATAAGTAGCGCTGAAAAGCACAACATCATCCGTCACGATTAAAATGATGGCGAACCGCTACACAAAATACGCACCCCGCCTAGCCCAACTTGGCTACGACACAACACCTGTGTCTGGCAAACGTCCTATCCTCACAGGATGGAGCGATAGGCCGTCTGCTGCGCGAGACTATGCCGCGCACGGAGATCACAACATTGGCGTTCTTTGCGGCGGTGAACATAACATTATTGCTATCGACGTTGATGTTATGAATGTCTTTTGCAGCAACCAAATCAAAAAACTTATCGATGAATTTTTAGGTACTGCACCGCGACGTGTCGGATTGCAGCCTAAATTCCTCATGGTGTTCCGCACCGATGACACAATGCGAAAAATGAAGACCGGAAGCTATTTCCAAGAAGGACAAGAAAAGCCTTTAGAGGTCGAACTTCTGGCTGAAGGACAACAGTTTGTCGCGTCAGGGATTCACCCCGACACAAACGAGCCGTATGCGTGGCCTGAAGATAATCTCATGGCTTATCGAGCCGACCACCTTACACTGGTTACACAAGAGCAAGTACGTTCATTCCTAGACGCCTGTGCGGTAGTTCTCGGTCAGTACGGCGAGCTAAAGGGCAGAAAATCACAGCGATCAATCGTGCCGACAGGTGGACTTAACCTTACTGAACTTGACGGCGAGATCGTAGAAATAGAAACCGCGCTCGGCTTTTTGCCGAATGACGACGAGCATTACGATACCTGGATACAAACACTTCATGCCATTAAAGGCGCGCTGGGTGATGATGGTTACGATTTGGCGCATCGATGGTCAGAACGATCAGAGAAATACGACCCGCAAGAAACAGATCGCGCGTGGGAAAGCATTAAAAACGTCAATCACATCGGCGCTGGGAGCATTTATCATTGGGCTAGAGACCACGGGTTTGATTTGCGCGAGGCGAGAGAGCCGCAATTTGTCGGCCCTGCCGATATAGTATTTGAAATAGAAGACGAGCGACCATCCCCCTTGCTACGCGCATCCGAAATTCGCGGCCCAATAGCAAAAAGGGAATGGTTGCTCGACCAGTGGTTCCCGACGAAAGCGGTTAGCGCGCTTTTTGGACCGGGCGGCGTGGGCAAAACACTTTTAATCCATCAGCTTGCCAACTGCGTGGCGACAGGCGCGCCGTTCATGGGATTGGAAACGAAGAAAATGCGTGTCCTGATGGTCTTATGCGAGGATGACGCCGACGAGATCAGCCGCAGGCAGCTATCGATCAACGCATGGCGACAAGTAAACGAAATCACAGAAACCGGGCCAGAAGACTTATATATATGGCCGCGAGTTGGCGAAGAAAACATTCTCGTTACCTTCCCCTCACAGGGCGAAGACAAAGCAGGCGAATTTTTCGGCCAATTATGTGAACAGGTGGAGGCCGTTAAGGGTGACGAGAAGGAACTGCTGCTCATAATTGACACCGCCGCCGATACGTTTGGCGGCAACGAAAACATCCGTCGAGAAGTGAACACCTATTTAAAGACGTATTTGGGATCGTTCTGCAAAAACTATCAGGCAACAGTCGTTCTTCTTGCGCATCCCTCGATGAGTGGAATGAACTCAGGGACCGGAATGTCGGGCAGCAGCGCCTGGGAAAATAGCGTCAGAGCAAGAGCCTATTTCTCACGAGCAGAAGACGCCGATGACGTGCGGTATTTATCGCGGAAAAAATCCAACTATTCGCAATCGGGCGACAGCACAAATATTACACTGGTCTGGGATGAGGGCGTTTACCAGATTCCGCAGCTACCAAATCAACTGGACAAGATCGAAAACAGCGCGCTGAAAAAGAAGATAATGGACCTCATTAAACAAGCAGAAAAAGAAGGCAATCCATTCCGCCAACGCACAGGCAGAAAGATAGCAGAAGCACTCCCGGCGCTGCTCGGAGAGAAGAAGCAAAAGGTCATGAAACTTGTTTCAGAACTCGAAATATCAGGCGAAATAATCGTCGATAGGCGCGTTGGCTATATTGGCGGAAAAACAATAGGGGCAGTTTAAGTCATTGAAAACAAACAGAAATACGCTAGATGTATTTTAAGTCATTGAAAATAAACAGCAATTCCTTAGACGGAGGTTAAGTCATTGAAAACAAACAGAAATACACTATGGACGCATTTTTCGTCCATAGAGTGCTAAGTTGTTGTTTTATAAAGCGTATTTCTCCGTCCACATAGCGTCCCCTATAGGGGGGGCTACTATGGACGCCCCACTATGGGAAGGGGGCTGCTAAATGAAGAAGCAGCGACCTGATAAAATAACTGCTCCTGAATTTTTTGGAGACGAAAATGCGGAATCTATTTTTCATTCAGTCAGCGCCGTCGATTACGTCGCGCAGCAGATGGAAGACAAATGGGGTTGTAACCGTCTGCCAAAATTAGTTAGCGCAGAGACGGCTGCAAAGTTTGGATCGGCGAAAGCAAAATTGGATCAGGCAATTTCGGAGAACGACGCGGAAGCAGTTACCAAACGTGCATCGGTAATGCAGCGAGGGTGGGAAGCATTAGACAAGGAAGCTACCGCGAAGGGCGAGCGCCCTGTGTCGGCAGTTGCATGGACGTGGAGGGACGACGACGCGAGGGCGCATGCGTTCGTCAAAGATACCGCAGAAGCAATTGCCTACGGTAATGATAATCCAGGCGTAGCAGTTTGGACGATGGCAGAAGTCGTGCGCGTCGTTGCTGCTTTCGATGATCGATATAAAAATTTGGGGAATGACGCAAAAATAGCCTTCCCAGGTGCGGAGATTGTGAAAATAAAAAATAGGAAAAATTTTTCTGATGAAATCCCATTTTGAGAATGCTCCATTTTTCACCCATCAATTTTTCACTCTTGATGAGTTTTCGGATGTCCTGATTGAAGCCGCCTGCACCATCCACCGGCTACCCCGTGCCGGACCGCGCGGTTATGCCAGCGGTTGGCCTGACTGGGTGCGCGACGCGCAGCTTGCATACGGCTACAATGCCGAAACAGTTTCGCTAGGGCCGCCAAGCAGCAAGGAAATAGACCGCCTCGACAAAGTGCTTAACGCGATATGGGCCAGCGACCCGGTAGACGCCAAGCTATGTATGGTCGTCGCGTTCTCCGCGCAGAAGAATGGTTGGCCTCGCAGTCGCGGCCCGCAATGGAAAAGAACCGCGCGCAGTATGGGTGTGCATTCCGATACCCTTAGAACGCGCCACAAGGCCGCCACAGAGCGATTATGGCGCGCTGGTATATCAGGGTGTCAGAAAAAAGAAAAACGCGCCACCGGCGCGCTGTGAGTCTTATAGGATATAACAACTTTTTTAGTCGCTTTCCTCAATTTGTCGCAACGCTTCGCGCTTGGCGCGTTCGACTTCGAACTCAGATAGGTCTAGCGTTTCGGCTATTTTCAAGCATTCGCTTGCTTGGTCCTCTGTTGGTGCGGTGATGGCTAGACGCAAGGCTAGAACCATTGCCTGAAAATCGTTTTCTGGCTCTGTCATTGCGCTAACTGGTTTTTCATTCTAAACATTGTTCTTGCTCCCATTCTTTTATCAATTCTCTTTGTTTCTGATCCATTCGTTCAATCGCATTTTCGATACACATGCGAGCCTTCCTTAATTCGTCTGAAGGATCGCAATCGTTCGGGTCAAGTTGTTTTGAAATTAGCTCCGAATAAATATTATCAGCGAACCCTATCAGTTGATCTATTTGACCTTTTAAATCCTCTTCTTCGTAAGGATGAAATTGCTCGCCTTCATGTTCGACGGTTGCAGAAATTTGCTTATCGTAATCTATTTTTAGTTCGCCACTCTTTAACAATTCCTGCTTTTTACGTTGCTTAGACGAAAACCTTTTGCCGATTTTTTTCCTTTCTTTGTGTTCGTCTAACCATTTGAGCCGCTTAACTGAAATATAATCGACGCCAGAGGATTCTTGGTCATTCACCGTATTGACTATTTTATTCCAAGAATCTTGGCATAGGTCTTCAGGGTACATTGTCAAACACAGGTCTCTTTGTTCTGTAGTCATTTGTAGGAGCAAATCTTGTTGAAGCTTTTCGTCCTCTTTTGTGCTTTCTAATTTTTCAAAATAATCTCTAATATTTTGAGTAGTGATTTGTTCACCTTCACGATTTTTAATTATTTTCATTTGTCGGCCTCCATGCGTTTTCTTGCTGCGAATTTCTGCGCGTCGTTCCAAGCGGTGTCGCCAATGTATTTGTTGAAAATTTTCTCTTTTGTGAACCCCGCGTTGTTGATGTCAGGGTAGGAAACTAGAAACGCCGCGCCGTGATCTTGAATTTGGATGGCACCGTATTGGTTGAAAAAAGTTTTAATTATTTTCATTTCAAACTTCCCCATCAAAATACGAGTAACGGATACCCCCGGCATCCATCAAAAACACATTTCCTCTTTTTTTTCCCGGTCTGCTCTGCTGTTTTTCCCAAACATATAAATCCCCGGCGTCTGTTTTATAAACATCAAAGCCGTTGCCTCTGGCCTCAATAAAATCGGCAATTGTTTCGCGCGTTTCAATAACATTTTCAGGCTCCGCAACCCACGCGGTTTCTACGCCAAACTCGTTGTAGTTCCAGACGCTGGTTGCATTGCAAAAATCTACAGTATCCATTATTCAGTCCTCTCTCGTTTTGTTGCAATATTGTGAATTTTTATCCATTGGGTAGGCAAGCCGAAACTTGCGGCGATATTTTGCGTTGCAATTCGCGGATTATCGTGGCGCACGCGTGCGTCCTTTAATGCAAACACGGCGGCGCTAATCACTTTTTCGGGTATGTACATCACACGGCCTCCGATTTCTTGCGGCGGTTATTGTAAATTGCAATGAAGGGAATGACAGCGAGCGGTATTAGGCACCCGAACGCAATGCCGCCGATCATGTGGAATAGAGCGGGATCAAACGCCGCGCCAACGACGTCGCTGGCTAGGTTGCCAATACCAGCGCCAGCAACGGCACCTACGCCAACTTGTAGCCGTTGCGGCAAAAATCGCTCAATTTCGTATCCGGTGACGGCACCTGCTATCAAAATAGCGTTGTCGAAAAAACCAAAAATTAAACCGTCCATGTCATGTCCTCCCCATTGCCGCATTAAGCGCGGCGTCTAATTCGGGCGCGATAAATAGCAGGGCGTAAAAAATCGAAAACATTGCCAAAAGCGCGACGGTTTCTGCTAACAGTTTAATGCGGGAGGTCATTATTTGCCCTCCCACAATTCGCGGCAAGCGCCGTCAATATCCATGGGATCGTCGTAATAGGTGGCAAAAGCGGTGTCGCTCCACCAATAGCCTTCAACGGTTTTAGTTTGGGTATTGATCCAAATGTTAGGACCGCCAAAAGCCACCAATATTCTAGCGGCCAAATATTCTTTGTTACCGTCTACGATAAATTGGATATCTAGCGCGTCGCTGATGTAGTCAAAGCCGGATTGCGTGTTGTCTTTGAAGTTTTCGCAACAATCGTTTTCAAAATCACTAGAGCCACAGTCAGGGCAATATTCATAATTTATGCCGTCGTTAATTGCATTTGCAATTGAATTGATTTGTTGCTTAAAGTCGTTTTTAAATGTGTTAGCCATTTCTGATATTCCTTGTATCTGTTGTGGTCAGTACCGCCGAGCCGTTTGCGCGGCTCGCCGGTACGCCCCACTATATAACAGCCTGTTATACTAAGCGCAACAATAAAATGACCTTCAGGGTCATTGTTCAAATAATTCTTGCCAACCAACTCAAAAGAGAGGACAATTCTGTAAAATAGGGTTGACCCGATGGCACAACGTCGTGGCGGTGGCAAAAACCGCAAAATTACAGCAGAAATCAAAATTGAAATCGTTGAAGGAATGGCCGCAGGTCATACCCTTTTGGACATGTGCGAAAAATTCAAATTAAACCGGTCCGGCGTTTGGCGAGCGAGGCAAGCCGATGCGGAATTTGATGAACAATTTGAGCGCGCGGCTTGCAATGGAATTTCGACTTTTTTAGAAACTGCCAAGCGCGACTTGCAAACAGCATCAAGCCGCGACGATATCTTGAAATATAAAGAACTCCTGCGTCATGCTGAGTGGATGGCAGAAAAACGGTTGGCACTTTTTCAGCCGACACAAAAAGCGGAGGTCACGCACAACGGCCCAATGGTTATCGGTTGGCAAACGATTGACGGTCACGCGACCATTTTAAACGACGACCAAGTCATCAATCGCGCGCGACTTTTAAATGGCAACAAGGCATTGCCGACAACAACCGCACCCTAAACGCGATTGAAACGCGAATAATAAGAGAAAAGCCGAGCATTCCTGCCAAAGACCTTCAGGTTAAAGACCTGAAGCACTCTATATATTAAGGGCCGGGGGGTCTGTAGGCAGGGGTACCCCCGCCGCCACCGCGCGCCAGACATGTGGTCCCATTGTGGGGCCGACTAAAAGTACAATTTTGAAATTTCGATGAGATGCTTGATCCCCGATGTCCTGACGGCAGCGCAATGCGCAACTCTGGCCGCGACCACGGGGTATTTAGCTTGGCAAGACGACAGGTTGCTTCCTGTCCTCTCGCACCTGTCGTCTTGCCTACCTAAAGCTGACTACGGCCCACCCTCGTATGTTCGGGTGGAGCATCGCCAGGAAGGACACGGATGGCACTGCGACAAGGGTAATAACGGCCACATGGACTGGTGTAGTTACACAGCATCGGTCCTTCTTTCTCCGCCGGAGGACTTCAGCGGCGGTGTGTTTCAGCGACGAGCGCCATATGGTGCAGCCGCATCGCGGTAGTAGAAAAGTGCTTTTGATGTTTATGAATGATGCAACCGAGGACGCTTAATAACGTAACAATACCGTATACTCCTCGTACCCTTCAGGCGGTTTTCCACGAAAAATCGAAGCGGTTTAACGTTGCGGTAATGCACCGTCGTTTTGGGAAAACGGTGATGGCATTGAACCATTTGCTGCGCGATATACTGCTTTGCCAGCATCCTCGCGCACAGGGGGCTTATATAGCGCCTACCTATACGGCTGCTAAAAGAATTGCATGGCAATATTTGCGCGAATACGCGGGAGTCATACCGGGGGTCAATTTCAACGAGGCGGAACTTCGTTGTGATCTTCCTGATGATCGCCGCATATATTTACTTGGCGGCGACTCTGCGGATGCTCTCCGGGGCTTGTTTTTAGATAGCGTAATTTTAGACGAATACGCTGATATGAACTCAAGGCTGTACCCGGAGGTAATTCGTCCTGCTTTGGCTGACCGCCTTGGCAAATGTACCTGGATTGGGACGCCACGCGGAAGCAACCAGTTTAAGGAGATTTACGACTACGCCCTCCAGCAACAGGAGGACGGGCATCCAGATTGGTTTTCTATGCTTTTTAAGGCGTCGGAAACGGGCATCGTCAAGCAAGAG